AGTTAAACTCAATAAACAACTATAAACCTCGCACAATGCGAGTGTTAGAAATCCACACAGGATACTTTGCCATGTAAATCCGCTTGCCAATGATACCACAATCCCGTACCACCAACCCATACACGTTGGACATCCTATAACTGGTTTTAAATACCATTTTGATTTGTATTTATGTAAAGATTCAAATATCATTCCTTCCTCGGTACTTTGATAAACGGTTATAACAATAGCCGTAGCGAGTATAACACTATCGTAAATACTCATAAGTAGCGGTTGAATTAGAGTTAATAAAAGTTAGGACAAAGCAATTATAAGCCACACCACCAAAGGTTAATTCAATAGGTGTTTCGTAGTCTGAAGTGTCATAGATTACTAAAGTAAACTCCCCAGCATTGCAGTTAAATAAATTAAGAGGTAATTGAGATAAATCTAAAACGCATTCATTTGAAACAGCCGTATCAATTAATACATCTAAAGAGTTGAATTTATCCCATATCTCAAAAATATAGTTCGTTCCTGTTTCAAGTCCGTTTATTTTAATCTCTTGTAAGCATTGCGACATAGGAACTGCATTATGGCAGTTACATGTGTCCTGTTGTGTTAAGTAACTCATAAGCCAAAAATAAGCCTTAATAATTATTACTTACCTACATTGTGCCACTTAAATATGAAGTGACTTTGTGAAGTTATAATGAAATGTTGAATAGTAGTATCTTTGACAGTCTAAGTTATGCGTTAATTTACTATCTGATTTATCAATACTATTGTCCTCTAATACCTTAACGTTTAGGTTATCTTTAATCGAATAAACGCATTTAGGATGAATGTAGCATTTAATATGCTTTTCAAAAATGCTATTGTACAACTCCCTGGACTTCTTATGTGAAGGGTTTGCTCTCGGTGTCTTAATTGCCGTAATTGGTAGATTGAATTCACGTCTAATGATAGAGTACATAGAATCCAAAGCGCTTGTACTCTTTTCCCTTGCCCATCCAGAAGCATCACCAGTAACGTATATTTGACTTTGATAATAATCTTTAGTTTTAATTAACTCAATGACCGAATATATAGAACTATCTTTTAAACGGATCTCATCAATCTGATAAATGAAATCGTGAGTATGTTGAAACACCGCACACGTCGCAGGATTAACGTTAAAGTCAAATGATAGGTAAACGGGCAATCCTTCTTGATATACAGCTTCCTCACTTACATTTTTTGTAGGTTCAAAAGCATAGGCGAATAGGTTTTCATTTTCACGCACCTCCCAATCTCCATTTACCATTCTTTCAAATATTAATGATGTTGTGGTTGCTCTTAATTCCTCAATAGCTGTTTCTGGAATATATGGATTATCGGTAATCTTGGAAGGTATATAAGCCCAGTTCGAGGGTAAGGTATTGTCCTTCCACCTGTCGTAAAACTTCTCTTTTACCCATCCTGTTGATGGGTTGCAAGTTGCCAATATTATTGGCTTAGGTTGGTTAGGTATTAAATGAGAATAAGAAAACACCCTACTGTTTACAACATTGAAAGTGTCTTCTTGACATTCGTTTATTTCGTCAAATCCTGCCCCGTTAATCTCTAAACCTCTAAACCTGTTTAACTCCTTATCGGTGTCGTAACTTTCAGCCATAAAAAGTATTTGGCTACCATTTTTATAATAAACAATATAATCTTGATTATTAAACTTTTCAATGTAGTGATTTATACCCATGTGGTATAATTTAAAAAATGAGGGTATTAGCGTTTTTTTAAGTGTTGGTAAAGACTTTCTAATCATTACCCACTTACTACCTTCATGCTTCATTGCTAGGCTGTGCATCATTAGACAAAGCCAAAACGACTTACCACCTCGAATGGCACCTCCGTACAAGATAATATTCTTATCATGCTGGCAAGCTATCCCCTTAGCTTCTATCTGTTTAGGAGTAGGAGTTATTACCAATTTAGTATAGCACCTTCGTGTTTAGTTTCTTGCTTAATTTCTTGCTTAGACCCATTTAATTTATGGTTTTCGTCGTCTGTACCACAAAGTTTATAAAGTGCTATTTGAAGGGCAGGGGCTTCAGCTTCTTTCCACTTTTTACGCATAAAAGATTTAGCATCAATTTTATTAAAATCAATTAATTCTTTTAATTCGTCAAGTTCGTCCGAGCCTAATTTAAAAAACTCGTAAAAAGTAGTTTTAGAAATAGGCAAATAAGATACAACTTCTTCAAGAAATATCAATTCCTTTTCTTTTATAAGCTTTTTAGCTTGTTCTAATATTTTAATTGGGTCGTATGACATCATACCTATTTTTCACAAATATAAAAAAAATAGTCGAATAAATTAATATCCGACTAAAATTTTAAATAGTTAAATCTACTTTAATAAATATATTGTCGCTGTCTATTACTTCTATTTCGTGATTTCCTTGCTTATACCCTAACTTTATGTTTAAAATTCCTCTGTTTTTGCCGATACTTATTATTTTTACTGTTTTTTTTGTATAACTTATACTCGCCCTTGTTATTTGAATACCATCATCGTGATATTTAATTATTACTTCTTCATTGTTGTCTAATATTTTTTGATTAAGCAACATTATATTTTGAGCCTTGGATTTAGCATTTTTATATATTGACGCTGTGTTTTCTTTTAATTTTTCGTATATCATATAGTTTCCATTTCTATTAATTCTAATTCTTCGCCATTTTTGCCAGCATTATAAGCAATTTTTATTAAATCTTTAATGAGGAATATATCACTAAAGTTCCTAGACATATTGTTGTCTTCTATTTCGCCATCTTCAAAACGTAGGTGCGCTTCTTCTGTTTTTGACAATGCAATAATACTTAATGCGTTATTATCAAATACTTTTAATTTTAAAATTGTTACTTTCATATCTCAAATGTTTGGTTAAAATAATTTTCGCTACTTATTGTGTTGTCTTCTTGTTTAGCTTCATAGCCATCGTCAAACATTTGTATCAAATCCTGTTTTTCTCTTGCTAGTTTTGATTTAAGTATTTTAACAGATTGAATTAATCCAAATTCAACGTCATCGCAATTACTTTCATTAGCACCCCTTGAATTTAATATGTCTTGTATTTCATCTATTGCACTTTGTAAAGCTGTTTTTCTTTTTGTCATGTTATCTAAATTTAGATTTGAAAACATAATTTACTGCTATAAGTCCTGTGTCCATATTTCCTGTTTCCTCAATAATGTGAAAATCATTACCTAATTTTTTTATCTTTTCTGCAAAAGAATATATCTCTCTTAATTCATTTCTAGTAATATAACCTTCAATTTTTATCTCTTTCATGTGATATTATATTTTTATATTACCTAAAATCATTTCTTTTTGTATATTTCTAATATTTAAACAAATTTCAAATAGCATTTCATCTGTTATTTTTTCACTTTGCTTCCCTTTATCTTTTCTATATTCAATATTTCTGAGTAATGCACCAATATGTGTATTTACAGAATTAAGCATGTCTGAATCTACAAATGTTATTCTTTTTATCATGTTAGTTAACAATTACAATGTTTTATAATACTTTTTTTATAATCTAATAAGTATACTTCATTTACTGATAAATTATATTCCATTACTTTCTCCCAATACTCACCATAAGCAAGTTCAATCGCTTTTTGTTTTTCCATAACTATATCTCTGTTTCGTTAATGTAATAATCAATATCATTCCAAGTATCATAATTATAATAACCGTAATCAATTGCATGTTTTACAATCGGTTCTAAAGGTTTGGAGTTTTCAATAATACTTTCAATGGTATCAATTACTTTCATTCTTGAAGCTACGGCTTGATGGTCATTGAACTCTTTGAATATCTCACAATTCTTTCTTAAAACATCTACTTGACCTTTTAGTAATTCTATGTCAATTACTGCACATTCGTTTATTTTCATATCTCTGTTTGGTTAATGTATTTTTTACTGCAATATTCCCAATCACCATCAGTACACATCCCATCTAAATAAGCATCCCTCACAATTGGCTCTAAAGGGTTGAGTTGTGATTTGATATGTTTTAATATACTTAGCTGTCCTTCAGTAAATAAAGCTAAGCTATTAGTAATAAATATATTGTCAATCTTGTTTTCGCATTCTGCTATAAGTTCTTCAATAACCTTGTTATCAATTACGATTGCTTCATTTATTTTCATAATATTCTGATTGAGGTTGGTGTGTGTGCAAATGAATATTCCCCATTTTTTTTATGTGCTACCAATATGCTGTTTTCTTTTATTTCGATTAAATAAGTCAAAAAGTTGCCATTAAACTCACAAGGAACATTATCATATTTCTTGATTTCTAATCCCAGGAATGTTTTTGGATGTACTTTAAATCCTAGCTTATTGATTTTGTCAAGGTCTAATAAATCGTGTCCATTTTTAGATTCGACAATAAGTAATTGTTTATATTTATGAATTATAGTATAATCGTTTAATGCGTCTCCTACTTTAAGGTTTTCATATTCTTGTTGTGTCATAGTTTCTTCTCTTATTATTTCTGCCCATTTATTTCTTTTTGAATAATAAATACACCACCAACCTTCTTTATTTTTAATGAATACATCATCATCATCCATTACGTAATTTCCTGTTGAAGTGTGTTGGTCGTCAGTAAATACACTTCTAAACTTCGTACCTACTGGGTAGTCACGTTTTGCTTTTTCTAGTAGTTCGTTCATTATTCTAAGTTCCCTGTTTCTACGAAGTGTTGAAGTATTGGCAGTAATAATTTTACTTGTTTCCTAGTTAAGTGCATTCTTGTACTTAATAGAACTTCTTTAGGTATTTCAAATTTTACCCAACCGTTATCATTTTCATCGTAAGTTCTTTTTCTTAATCCCATGCGGATTGCATCACATGCCATTATTTGTGGTTTAACATCATCAATCCCTAACCAAATACAATCTTCTGTTGCAAGACTTGATTTTTGAATTGAACATTCATAACCATACCTGTCTATAAATTTACCTGTTTTAAAACCTCTTTGATTATGGTTTAGTTTAATTTTGGCCATTGTTATTCCTATTTAGTTCGTTCATTATTTTACAAGGTCTACATTGTTTGAAGCTAATACAGCGAATTTAAAAAGTTCGCCACAATCATCTCTGAACCCTTCTTCGTTAACAGTTATTAATCTGGTATATATTCTTCGGATTTCACAAATCTCAATACTTGCATTACTAATCTTCACAATCACTTCTCTATCACTATAATCCCCATAAGGAAATCCGCATTTGTGCTGGATTGTTGTGGTAATTGAGTATTCCATGCCTTGTAATTCTTTTAAAGAATAAATATAAGTATATTCTTCATTCATCAATAATATTACACTATTAGCAAACTTAGCTTCTACTGATAAAGTGTATTTGTGATTTTTCAACGTATCACCTACTTGTAAATTGTCAAATTGTTCTTTTGTTATTGTTTCCATAATTTCATTTAATTAAGTGGTATATTAACGATGTTGCCCATATACAAGCTGAGCATAAGTACCTTATTTCTTTGGTTTTGTAAAACAACCCGAAAGTAAATAGGCTTCCATAAATTGTAATCCCTAAAATAATCTCTCTAAATATTTCCATAGTTTTTTAAATGTGAATAATTTACCGTAAATAACTTTTCCGTTGACTACCATATAGTCATACTCAAAGTAATAGTCTTCACGTTTATACCCGAATAAAGGATTTGTTTCAGTATTCATGTCAAAATTAAATGAACAGTCTACTATATAAGCCTCATTTTCAGGGTGTCTATATCCTAGATGATACATAATTAACCCAAACACTTGCTCTCGACTTGGGGTAGGCAAGTCTTTATTTATCATTTTAAATATTATTTTGTTTAATGTTATTGTCATGGTTTTAATAATTTATCGCACTGGGGACAATACATCCCTAGGTGCTGGTGAGGCTTAAGGCAATTGCAACATAATTTTGTTGGTTTTAAATCTTTCATACGCAAATGTAAACAATTTTGTTTAAATTTCAACTATTTTAATGCTAAATATTTTTTCTACTATTTTCTTTTTTTTCTTGTATTCTTGAGTTTTGAAGCCTTTAACGTCCTCAACAACATCACATTGCTTTTCAATATCGAAATAAACAAAGTCGGCAATATAAGAGCGTTTAAAGATTATTGTTTTTTCTTCAAAATTTACTCCTATTTGATGCGTTTCTATCCATGCAAATTTTACTTGACGTTGTAATCCTGTAATGATTCCATTCTTTTGCATGAAGTCTAATTCAACGGATCTTTTTGCTTCCTTTTTCGAATCGTACATTATACCATTGTATTCTGTTTTCTTCGCCCTGTACTTTGATGGTTTATGCATATTATTAAATTTAAAATACAAATTCTGAACTGATTACTTCTTTTGGAAATGAGTTTACGCTTGGTTGTTTAAAAGTTGTTTTATTATTCAAATCCATGAATTTAGACTTTGACAAATCACAATCTATTGTTGTGAATCTAACTTCGCCAAATCTATTTTTTGCAAATATTACCTCTGCTTTATTGGTCAAACTATTTCCATTTGCATCAACCATTTCGTTATAATATTCGGGCCTGTAAACAAACATCACTACATCTGCATCCTGCTCAATACTGCCTGATTCTCTTAAATCTGATAGCATTGGGCGTTTATTTGTACGTGATTCGCACGATCTACTAAGCTGACTTAAAGCTATCAAAGGTATTTGCAAATCTTTAGCGATTAGTTTCAAACTTCTTGAAATTTCGCTTACTTCTTGTTCTCTGCTTTTGCCCTTTCTGTTATCGTCTTGCATTAATTGCAAATAGTCCACAATAATAAATTTAATATCATGCTTTAGTTTTAGGTTTGTAGCTTTACTTCTTAAAATCATTGGCGTTAAGCTTGAAAAATCATCCAAGAATACTTTTGTATTCCCTAGCCTTATACTTGCTTCCTGGAGTGGCATAATATCCAAGTCATGTATTTTATTTTGGTCAATGTTTCTTGAATCAACTCCACTTTCAGAGGCAATAAATTTATCAACTAATTGGTCTTTTGTCATTTCGAGTGAAAACACTACCCCTGATGCGTTATTAAAGCAAGCCATATTTCTAGCAATATTTAAAGCTAAAGTTGTTTTGCCCATACCTGGGCGACCTGCTAAAATTATTAGGCTACCATTTTTAAAATTACCTCCCATTGTTTCGTCTATTGAAACAAAGTTTGATGGAATACCTTTTATTTTTTTGTCTTTTTTGTCGTCGAGTAAGTCAATAATCCGTTCGTTTGAAAGTTTACTTAATTCATCAATTGGCTTAACAATTAAATTATCAACTGCGGTTGAAAGTTGCAATTGAACTTTTGCCATTAACTGTAAAGGGTCGATACTTAAATTTACAGCTTCTGCGAGGCTTTTATTTGCAAAGTGTACTAATTCACGTCTAACATATAGTTCTTTCAATGTAGATATGTAAGACTGCAAATTTTGGGTACTTACAATTAAGTTATAACACTCATTTATAAAAATTATTGTACAACTTAGTCCTAAGGCTCTTGATTCTTTAGAAACTGTTAAAATATCGATACCTATATTTTTTTTAATTAGGCTTTCTATGGCTATTATTGCATCCCTTACATTTTCATCAAAAAACATTTCGGGTTTAATTTGTGAAATGTATGTAATTGGTGCTGATGAATCGTTTAGAAAAGCTCCTAATATTGTCTTTTCAATTGTTTTGTCGTTTGGTAGATTATAGCTCATGTCGTTTGTATTGGCTTGGTGGAGATACGTTTTGTAATGGTTGCGTTGGTAATTGTGAAATTTTATCTTTATTGCACCAGTTCGTAAGTGTCAAATAAACGCTTAAATTTTTCTTAGTTAATTGTGCGCTATTTTCCATTGCTTTTAGTTTTTGGTCTATCAAAGTATTACCAAATTTATTCAACAACTCAATACATTCTTTATTTGATAATTGAGTTTTTAATTTAGAAACATTAGGAAAATTTTGAGATACATATAAGCGTAGCGGATTAATTTTTTCTACTTCTACTTCTTTTTCTACTTCTTTTTCTACTTCTACTTCTACTTCTACTTCTACTTCTACTTTCGGAACCATACCGAAATGGTTAGAAAGGGTTTCAAAGGATTCTAAAGTGTTGTTTTTATCTAACTTAATACTATTGTCTTTTAAGAAGTTAGGTAGATTTTCATAACAATCAATTGCGGATTTAATCATGTTCGTATTAAAATGCTGATGTTTAAGAAAATTTAATAAAATTAAATAATTCTCTTTATACTTTATTTTCCCAATCCTTTCAAATGATTCTAAAGCCTTTGAAACTATATCTTTTGTAAGTCCAGTTTCAAATGAAATTTTCTTTATACTTAATTCATAAATACCAAGCATGTTAGTTTTCTCATTAGTAATAAAATAAAGATAAAGTAGCTTTTCTGATGGTGTTAAGTCCTCTATAAAAGGATCACTCCAAAACGCAGTAGATACACTTCTAAGCTTGCTCATTGATATTATTTAATAGGTTAAATTTTTCAATTGCCAAACTTAGTACTGTGTACGTAAATGCCCAAATTCCAAAAGCCTTATCACTTGGATATGAAATACAATTATAATGAGTATTTTCTTTTCTTTGAAACACTTCATAATGAATTGAGTTTTCTGTTTTAACTTCATAAATAAAAGCTTTTTCACTTGCTTTTATTTGATTAAAAGCAAAGCCTTTAACTTGGCCTTTACCTGTAAATTTTAATTCTAATTCTTTCATGATTTTATAAAATAAAAAAACCGAATACTTCAAGCCCGCCAGCTATCAGTAATTCGGTTTTATAGGTTTAAGATGTTTAAACCCTAATTTCTTTATTGATGGCGGTCAACACTGCAATACTACAAAATTAAACTGTACTTTGCAAATCTTTTATCATTTTTTATTATCATTTCGCATTTAATATCATGCCCGAAAATATTGATTAAATCATGTATCCTAGCACTTAACCTGAAGCATCCAAATAAATGGAGTGCTTCAAGTGGAGTAATGCTATGGCCTTTTTGGAGGTGCTGTAAAATAGCTTTGTTTTGTGACATTAGAATAGTGAGGTTAATTATTGAAATCAAGCATTAAAACACTATTTTTTTCTTCAACACAAGACTTGTGGTTTTTTGCATTAATAGTAAAATAGCTTTCTTTTAATTCAATTGATATAGATTTTCTATTCATTTTTAAAGCAGAAAATCCTTCGCTACCAATACCGCCAAATGGACTAAGTACTGTTTCTCCTTCATTTGAATATAAATGTAATATCCTTTCAATTGTATCTAATTGTAATGGGCAAATATGCTTTTCATCATTACCATCTCTGCCACTCCTATATTGTAATGTTCTTGAATAGTCAATATCATTCCAAACTGGAGAAGCATATTTTTGCCACAAATCAACGGGTAAGTAATCGCTTTTACTTGGGTCGGTGTCTTGGTGGGTAATTGGTATTTCATTATCACCTTCATTTCTAAAAAACAAAATATAATCAGGTATGCCTACTCTTGTCATAGAACTATCTTTTTTAATAGTTTTATGAAGCAATCCTAATGCTTTAGTTCTTTGCATTTCGGTTACTGGATTCTTCCAAATGGTTGCACGTGAATGATAAATAAATCCATTTTCTTGAAACCAATCAATCAACATTCCTGAAAAATCACGTAATCCAATATATCCTTCTTTGCCTTTTTGAATAGGCAAATCCATGCAATGAACTGCACAAATACGACCACTTTTAAGCGTTCTTTTTAATTCAGGTATTAAGAATTTAAAATGATGTTCAAATTGCTTGTAATTGCTTACATTCCCCATATCTTCTTCTTTGTCTGAGTATACATATAATTCAGCAAAAGGAGGGCTAAAAACTACAATATCAGCACAGTTATCGGGTAGTTTTTTGGTTTCTTGAACGCAATCACCATTGATCAAATGGTAGTTATTAGTTTTAATTTCTTTATTCACGACTTTAAATTTAGATTTTGCACTTTTATAATTTGATTCACTTGAATATTTAGCCATTTCTTGAATCATTTCAATGTGTCTTTGATGTTTTTCAATAATAGATTGTCTAACATTCAATTGACTTTTAGGTACTAAAATATGAATAGTTACTTTATTAGTTTGACCGAACCTATAACAACGTCTTACAGCCTGATAAAATGCCTCAAATTTGAAATCATAAGACATAAATATCATTTGGTCGCATTGTTGGTAATTCATGCCAAAACTTGCAATACTTGTTTTAGTTACAAGTATTTTAAATTCTTTTCTAGCAAATCCATTTAAGTGTTTTGCTTTATATTCAGGACTATCAGAACCTTGAACATTTACTGCATTGTCAATTAATTTTACAATTGTATCAGTTTCATTGTTTTTTAACCCCCAAATAATAAACTGTTTATCGTTTTCACTTACTAATTCAATTGTTTTTTTGACACGTTCTTCAAAGCTACGATTCAAATCTTTATGCAAATCAGTTGCTGAAATTGCAACATCGCCAAATAGATTGTCAGTATTGTTTTCAACTTCGATAAAATGCTCAATAAATTCAATTTCAGGTAAGTCATAACCAACATGATTAAATCCTAAAGTTTTAGGATTATCACAAGCCATTGACCAGGTACAAACATATTTCCAGAATGAATCTTTAGCGTGTTTTCTTAGTCGCCATTTACTTGTTTCACCACCATCATGCACAAAGTACATTGATAACATTTCAAGGTATGACATTGCTCCTATAAATTCACTATGCTGGCCAAGTTCCATGTGGTCGTTGGGTGATGGAGTTGCCGTACACGCTAATTTATAAGGCGTATTTTTAAATAACTCAATTATCATATTTGACAATTTGCCATCACGACCTTTTAAAATTGAACTTTCATCAAGGACAATACCAGAATAAATTGAAACATCAATATTTTTCAATTGGTCATAATTAGTGATATCAAAGCAATCCAATGAAATACCAAACTTAATAGATTCTAATTTAGTTTGTTCAACTACTGCCAATGGCGCAAGTATTAAAACTTTTTTATTAGTATAGTTATAAACTGCTTCACTCCATGATAATTGCATTAATGTTTTACCTAAACCACAATCAAAAAATAAAGCAAATTTACCTTTTCTTAATGATGTAATTACTGCATATTTTTGAAAGTCAAATAAATTAGTATTTAGTTCACTTTCATTAATTTCAAAACCACTTTCTATAAATGATTTTTTCTTAGTTTCTAAAAACTCTTTGTATTCCATTATCTTAAATTTTCAAGTGTGAATTTTAGCGCAAAATCAATGCAATTTTGAACTCCTGATTTTTGCCCTTTTTTAATTAAGTGAATTTTTATCATGTCAATTGCTTCAATCGACAATGATACTGTGGCCTTTTTTGTTCCCATGCCACAAATGTAAACAAATTATTTTACAATACAACACAATAAAAAAATATTTTCAATTTGCTTTTATTTAAACAAAATTTTGTTTATATTTGTGAATGGAATTACAAGAGATACAAATACTAAGAAAACATTTCACTGATGTATTCGAGGATAACATTAATGAGGATGTCGATTACCTATGCGTCAAAATATTCGACGTTATACAAGATCTAGGAGGGCTTAACGGGCTAGTAGGAGAGTTGATAAACGACACCGAATGGGATTTCAATACGGGCCATTATCTAAAATCTAAATACCTATAATTATGAATGAAGAACTAATAGAGGAACTAGGGAAGCGAAAGTACAACCTTTCGAAAATTGAAAAGGAATTAGGTATACCCAAAAATACTTTATACCAGGCCCTAAAAAAACAAAGGGAAATACCTATGAAGTATCAAACATCAATACATCATTACATCCAAAACAACTATTAACATGGGAAATGAAATAACTATTATTGATTCAAAAGATTTTGGATTAACAGAAGATAAGGCGATACAAATAACACAATCTTTTTTGCCAAAAATAGCAGAGTTCAATGGATATATTGAAGTGTATAATTTAATTATAACCGAGGATATAACCGAGGAAACTATTTCAAAAGCTAATAGTCTAAGAAAAAAACTTGTTAAGGTTAGAACAGGGATTGCAGATGTTCACAAAGCTGAAAAAGCATTTTATTTAGCATCAGGAAAATACATAGATGCGCTAAAAAATAAACATACATTGCCAGTTTTGCAAATGGAGGAAAAGCTGGAAGAAGTAGAGCAATATTTTATTAATATTGAAAATGAAAGATTAAAAATTTTACAGTTAAATAGAATCGAAATTTTAAAGCCTTTTGAAGTTGAAAATGTTGAAAATTTAAGGCTTAATGAAATGGATGATATTGTTTTTGAATCATTTTTGATAGGATGTAAAACTAAGTTTGAAGCAAAAAAAGAAGATGAAAATGAACGTTTAAGAAATGAAAAAGAAGAAAACGAACGTAAAGAAGCTGAAAGATTAGCGGAAATTGAAGAACAAAAAAGAATTTTAGCCGAAAATAAAAAGTTAGAAGCGGAAAAACTAGCAATACAAGAACTAGCAAAAGTTGAACGTGAAAAAGCAGAACAAATATTAGCTAATGAAAGAAAATTAGCAAACGAAAAAGCTATTTTAGAAGCAAATAAAATGAAAGCTTTACAAGATGAATTAGAATCAAAAGCAAAAGTTGAACGTGAAAAAGCAGAACAAATATTGTTAATCGAAAAACAAAAAATTGAAAATGAAATAAAAGCACAAAAAGCGCCTTTAAAAACAAAAATGAAAAATTGGGTAACTTCATTTTCTATTTCAGAATCACCTATCGAAAATGAAGTTACAAAAGAAATTGAATCTAAATTCACAGCCTTTAAAAATTGGGCATTAACACAAATAGACAAACAATAATTAAAATGGGACAAATTAAAGGAAAAGTACACGCTATTTTAGCGGAACAAAAAGGAACAAGCGCAAACGGTAAAGACTGGGCAAAGATCGACTTTGTAATAGAAGAAACAGAGGGGCAATACCCGAAAAAAGTAAGCTTTACCTGCATGGGAGATAAGATACTTCCAGTCGTAAAGTCGCTTAGTGTAGGGCAATTGGTTGAGGTACATTACAACATAGACGCTAGAGAATACAACGGTAAATGGTTTACTAATATTAACGCCTGGCGCATTGATAAGAACAGCGAAGGTATCACTAATAAGGTAGAGGCTGTTCCAGAGATTGAAATTTTGCCTTTCTAAAAGCCTTAAAAATAAGTGATTAAAAATTTTTTCACTTATTTTTATATATTTGTTTGTTTATATTAAAACAAAGAACTACATTTGTATCAACAAAAACGGTTAATAATTAAACAATACGAAAATGAAAATTACATCACTTATCTCAAAGCTTAATAAAATGAATGTTGCTCACGAAATAGTAAACAATAACGGTTACAATGCCGACATTCAATTTGTTATTAATGGCAAATCATTTTATGCAGGTATTGTTGAAGATAAAGATACAGTTCAAGATTTTTGCAAAGAAATTGGATATGATGATGTAAATCAAGAAACACAAAGAAGATTCTATGACAACTTTAATCAATTAGTAAAATCAATCTAACCATGAAAACTAAATCAAAATTACACTTAATGATTATGTCAGCACTTAACACTCCTTCGGGAGTGGCTAGACAATTAAAATTTGAACGTGCACGTAAATATGCTAAGCTATGCGCTACGAATTAAGAGAATTGCAAGATGGGTTTGAGATTCTCCCAGCACTTGCAAAAAGTAACAAGAAAAAAGAATTAATGGATTTATGGCTAGGCTATCCTAGCGTAGTAGTTGACACCTTCACAGAAAAACGTACAAAGAAATGAAAAACATCGCAACCGCATTGGTACTTGCACAATCAGAAATGAGCAATCCAGTTAAACAGGCTTCTAATCCTTTTTTTAAGTCAAAATATAGCGACTTAAACGCAGTTAGGGAAGCAATACTGCCAATCCTAAATAAGCATAAAATAAGCGTCTTACAGCCTATTTGTCAAATCGACGGCAAAAACTACGTTAAAACACTTTTACTTCATGAAAGTGGCGAAACATTGGAAAGTAATACTGAAATTATCTTCAACAAGCTTAACGATGCACAGTCGCAAGGTAGCGGTATTTCTTACGCTAGGCGTTACGGATTACAAAGCTTTCTTTGTGTTGGGGCGGATGATGACGATGGTAACAAGGCAAGCGCAGTAAGCACAAAACCAGTCGCCACCGCCGAAAACTTGGCTAAAGCTAAATTGAAAGGCGCAACAATTGAAGAGGTTGAAAAATATTATACATTAACAGAACAACAAAAAAATGAATACTAAAATAACCACTATTAACCCTGTCAGCGTTCAGCTTGACAGGGTAGGAATTGAGGAGGTTTCTGAAAACTTAATTGAATCTTTTAAAAATGGCGAACTTGACGCACTTGAAATGGACTGTAAGCTAAAATTTGCAGAGGAATCTATAAAGTCGTCACGTGAGAAAATAAAGCCTTATGTGATGAAAAAAGAAATCGGATCTACTCACGAACTTTTCGGGTGTAAAGTTTCAAAGCGTAACGGGTATGCCATACTAGATTTTGAGCAAGACGCAGAATATGCGATATTGAAAAAGCAACTGGATGAGCGCAAATCGTTACTTTCACAAAGCTTTAAGACTGTTCACAGCGTTGTCACAGAGGATGGCGAAGTAGTGCCAAAGTTGCCCGTAAAGTCGTACACCAGTGATTCAATTTCATATACATTTAAGAAATGATACACGGAGACGAAATGCAATGGGAAAAATTCTATAAATGTTTAGATTATTTAAAAGAAAAAAAAATGACAACAAATGGTTTTAGAATTTCTAGGGATTGCAATAATGGAGATATTACTATTCGATATCAAAATATTTTAATTGAAGAAAAAAACATGAATTTAGCTTTTAAGCAATTTAAAAAACAATTAACTAATAAGTAAAAATGATACACGGTGAACCAATAAGCGCACAGGTGGAACGAAAACGCCTGTGCGACATAGTTAAGAGCAACTATGAAAAAAAAGAAAGCCAATTTATTATCATGGTTGGCAAAGTTTACTATAATAAAGATGCGGGGCGTGTGACATTAGCCGAAAATGCTACCAAGCTGAATTCTAAGGAGGTAAACGCAATCGCAAAATCAATATTTAAATCAAAAGTTATAAAAATATGAGCACTTTATTAATTATCATGTTAGGCATTGGATTAAGCTTATTAGTTGTTTATTCGGTATTACTTATATTTTGGTTTGTACAGGACTACAACGAAGCCGAAAAGGCCAATAAAAAATTTTAGGATGAAAACGATTATTATTTATAACAAAAATGGCAAAGATAGATTTAGAATTTAGAAGTATCCTTGAAACAGTATTAACACAAGGTATTGAGTACAAAAACGAAAGACGCAATGTAAAGCGTTTACAGATACCTAGCTATACATTCAGACATGAATTTAGCGACGGTTTTCCAGCATTGACGCTTAAAAAATTAGCGTTTAAAAGCGTTATAACAGAGTTGATTTGGTTTCTGAGAGGGGATAACAATGTGAAATTTCTTAACGAAAACCACTGTAAAATTTGGAATAAAGATGCTTATAATTGGCACAAAAAGACCGAAGAAGCGCCACTTGACGAAGCTGTTTTTTATGATCTAGGTCAAGGCTCAGTAGGTCAAAATTATTCGGTACAATGGCGTAATTTTGGGGGTAAAGTGGACCAAATAAGTAATTTAATTCGTGACATGAAAGCGGATATAATGGGCAGTAGGTTAATTGTTAATGCATGGAATCCTCTAGAATTAGACAAAACAGCATTACCCCCATGCCATTCACAGTTCCAAATTATAGGCGTTCCTCTTGGTGATGGAAAGTATGGTTTTGAGTTGCATTGGTATCAGCGGAGTGTAGATTTGCTTTTAGGTTTACCATTCAACATTGCATCATACGCTAGTTTAGCGTTGATTTTAGAAAAAATAACAGGATATAAGGCATTGGCTATACAAGGGGACTTAAAGTGTGTACACCTATATGAAAATCAAATACAACCTGCAATGGATATGTTTACATTAGATTGCTTTAAATATCAAAATTGCGAACTTGAAATAAAAAGTTTTGAAAACTTTGAAAATTTATTGCCTAGTGATTTTAAATTAGTAAATTACGATTCTTATCAAGCGGTAAAAGTTGAAATGTTAGCCCCAAAAGAGATATGAAACATAAACACTGTTGCGACTCGTTTAAGCATTTTATAAATATTTTTTATTGGATGACTTATTTTAATAAAAAAGATAAAATAAAATACATTATGCCATACACTTATCAAGATGGCATAAAATACAGGGTAAACCATTGCCCTAGTTGCGGTGCAAATATCAGGGATATAGAATTAAGCAAGATATGAAAGATACGATTATAAGAGATTCACGAACGACGACATTATTGGTAATGTCGTCGTTAATGTTGGAAAACATAGATTGGTTAGAAAATAGCCAAGATAAATTTGTTTTTCCAAAAAAGTTAAAAGGCGCACTTTACACCCTTGCTGACGAACTTGAAAAACTAGGTAAAGGTGTTTTTTCAAAGACTTCAAAAGAGGATGTAGAACTATTCGAAATGAACCAAAAAACGCTATTGCTTTTATTAAAAGCGTTCCAAGAAGGTAAAGTGGAGGTACAAAATGACTAACCAAGATCTACTAAACGAATTTAGCGAAAAGTATAATTTATCATTTACAGCAAAAAAAAGACTTAGAAATATTAATTTATGCAGTTAAGAATAATAACAATGGCGTTTATGTTCCTTGCTTCATGTGTTCCGAAAGAGGAAAAGCAAGTAAAAAGTAGTATTGAGGTTATCACGTACCAATACAAAAAAAGCGAAAATAAAGATACCAATTATTTAGAAAAAGAAGATAGTTTAAACTTAACAATTAGATGAAAGTATTAAATCTCTACGCTTGTCTTGGCGGTAATAGATACAAATGGACTGACTGCGAAGTTACAGCGGTTGAATTAGACCCTGAAGCAGCGCGATTATATCAAGAAAGGTTTCCTGATGATGTTGTAATAGTTGCAGATGCTCATCAATATTTATTAAACCATTTTAGGGAGTTTGATTTTATTTGGAGTTCTCCACCTTGTCCAACGCATAGCAGAGTTAGAATAAGTCAAAAAAATAGAGAATGTTTTGACTTTAAATATCCTGATATGAAATTATACGAGGAAATTATATTCCTTGCAAATTTTTTTGATGGAAAATATGTAGTTGAAAATGTAATACCATTTTATGAGCCGTTAATACCAGCACAAAAAAGAGGTAGGCATCTATATTGGACTAATTTTAAATTGCCAAAAGATGTTGGAGAAAGAATTGAGGGTAAAGGACTTATTTCAAGAGGTAAAAATGAAGTTGAACAATTATCTAAATTTCATAATTATGATTTTAGAAAATATAAAGGAGAGCAAAGCATGGTAAAAATGGCTAGGAATTTAGTAGATTTTGAGGTAGGATTAACTATATTTAATACCGCAAGAAATATTCAAAATAAATCAAAATCAAATCAAATAAATTTATTTTAATGAAACTAGACAAAACAAAATCATGTCCGGAATGCCCCGAAAATTGGATAATGAATGAAAATCACAAAAGGGAAAGCTTAATTATCTCGCTTCGTGGGTGGTGGAACAATGAGCGAACGGCTCAAAGGGTAGAAGTTATTGAAGGTATTATAAAAGCATTGAGGCGTGAAGGTTAGGGGTTTTGACGGCAAAATACGTGAGTTGATACCCGTTGAGGGTGGTAACTGCCAAACGTCACAACATCAAGACTACGGAAGTTTAAGTAAGTCCGCAAGTATGCTTAATCGTAATCAGGCTTACTGTTATCACTGCCGTGAAAAGCTTGGATATATTGACGTAAAAAGTGACGAAGCAAGAAAACACGCTTGCAATAAATTGTATAAAAATGAAAATAATAAAAAAAGATATGATAAAGGCAACTAGGTTAGCAATCCACAAAGAGGGTAATAATATCGTTTTTGGTGATAATATTGATGTAATATTACAGGATGATGGTGCAGGGTATTACTTTAATATTAATGACGAACATGGCGGTTCCGTTTCAATAGAATTCGAACAAGTCGAAGAATTGTTTAAAGCAATAAATATTTTAAAAAACAGTATTATTATTTAAACAAAATTTGCTTACATTTGAATGTCGGAAATCCTTAAAACGTCAGTTTTTTAGCAAAGGAAGATACTCCGACCTTCCAACCTCAATATCACGTAGATATTGAGGTTTTAATTTAAAAAAATGACTGAAAAACTAGCTGTAAATTTAAAAATAGGCACTTATCACAGATTAGCCAAAGTACAGGGGAAAACTTTTGACGATAAAGTAGATTACTTATTGTCGCTTATTGAGGCACGAAAAGGTAAATTTTGTTGGTATTTAGATGTAAAAGAATATGAAAAAGGAAATACAAATTGATGGTAATTCAACAAATGAATTTACGGGTAATGTTGAAATTATAGACTTAGAGGATTATCTTGAGGAAATGAAAAAACTAAATTACACTCATGTTAATATTTCTTACGATGCAGGATATGAAGAAGTGTGCTTTTTCCCTTATTATAACAGATTTGAAACAGATGAAGAATGCACCAGTAGGAAAAATAAAAATAAAAGCATAACCAAATCAATAGTTAATCGTCTTTTGCCTTAATACCTTATTATAAACCCAAACAACAAAACAAAGTTAGCGATTAAGCTATATTTCAATGCTTTTTTTGGCTTATTAATTTCAGTTGTCAAAGTTTCATTTATTTCGGTAGCTTTTTCGAGTTGCTCGGCTTGTATATCACTTATTTTTATTAACGCATCTACCTGCATAGAATCAATTGCTATAATAGAATCACGTTTGTTTATTTCGCTTAGTAGCTTAAAAACAAGTTCGCGCGCTGTGGTATCAATTGTATGAAGTGTATCTACTTCGCGTTTTAGCTTAGTATAAGTCACTAATTTAACCTTTTCTTTTGCTTTCTGCATAACTACTACTTTTTGAATTAAAGTGTCTGTAATGGTCTTGTTTATGACTAATTTTTCAACCTTATCTGGCTTACATGAGTGCATTAATAACGCCCCTAAACAGAAAGACAATGTAGCAATAATAGCGTATTTAAGCATCTTATTTTTTAATTTTTGGAAGTTTTGTTTTTAAAATCTCTTCCCAAGTTAATCCTGAGGTTTTTTGGATTATTTGTTTAGTTTTCTCACTCAATTGGAACATCTTTCTTAGTAGTTTTAGTGTACGCACCAATCCCGAACATAGAAGCAATAAATGTAAAGTCAATGGTTAATACCATTTCTAATTGGCTAAAGTCCCCCAACGTAATCCATTTTACGTGAGCCGTAACAATACAAAGCATAATAGAAACTGCACTTAGTTTCTTACCACTAAAACCTTCATCTTTACTATTCAATGATGCCACTAAGTCGCTAAAGAATTGCTTCATATTTTTCCTAGTTTTGTTTCATCTGCTTTGATTCTGTTAATTAATTTTTTCATACAATTCGCTTTCTGCTTTACGTCTTAACCTTAATCCTTCAAGTTGTATATGTTTGGCAAAACTCCACTTCATAAACTCGTTTTCAATTTCTTCGCTGTTTGGGTTTATGTTTATCTTTTTTAAAAGCGTTGATTTTCCTAAAGCACCTAAACCAACATTGTAAGAAAAACAAACTAAAGCATCAAACTGGTTTTGCTTTATTGGTACGGTTACTAATCTATGCACTCCAGATTCAAACTTTTCTAAATCGTTTTTTAAAAACATTTCTGCCTGTTCTTTTGTGCAAGTGCTACCTTTCGGCACTTTGATTCCGTTTGGCAAAATAGTAGTACCGTAGCCTATAGTATCAATACCACCACTACATACATAAGCCTTTAATCTTAACCCTTCAAAACGTTTAATTAATTCTATTCCTTCACCGCTTGTTTTCATTTATTTTTTTTCGTCTAATAATTGTTTCAAATACATTTCAACGCCAACTAGCGAAGCTTTCATTTTATGAACGTCTGCATTAATTTGTTCCAAACTTTTCTCTGTCTTTTCAAAATCTCTCATTAAATGCTTTTGGTCGTTGCTTATTAATTCTAATTTCGTTTCGAGTGAAATGACTTTAAAACTTAGATTCTTAAGCGAATCAATTTCGGATAGCATATACTTTACCTTGTTGTTAAGGTTCAAAATGCTTTCACGAAAATATAAGTATATAGCCCCAATCTCCACCAAAATAGCGATAAGATTTGGTAGTGACGTGAAGTATTGTACTAGCTGTGTTTGTAAAATTACCATGGCGCAAATTAGGATTTTTTAATGAATTTTTCAAAATCTTGAGGTATTAACTTATGCGGATTTGGCAACCCCCTGCAAAGTCCGTTTAGTTCACTGCAAACCACTTTTTTAGGGTTGTCACGGTTGATTACCCACGAAGCCAACACATAAGAACCAAACCATTTTGCAACCTTCCACGATACGTAATTAACAAAACGTCCTAACTCGTATTTTTTGCCTACTAATTTTTTCACGTCAATTTTGCAGTCGTACCAATCAGAAAAGTAATATTCACGGCCTTCATTGTTTGCCTTCCATTGCTCAAAATCGGTGCAAATAACACGGGGAAATTCCGCTTCGATTACCTCATTGTTTTCGGTATGTACGGATGTATGGCTGAACTCTGATTTGGTAACCTTAGCAATGCCTTTACTACCAATTCGGCGATTATCGGCCTTTAAAATTATATCTCTTACTCTCATCGTGCCATCATGCCAACGCCTATGCCTGCTTTAATGGCTAAGCCTACCGAAGTATCCCAATAGTCATAAAAGTTAGTATATCCTTCATTATATTCGGTGGTCGAGTAATGTTTAGGTTCAAAGCTACTACCTTCTTCGTCTTTAAGTTCTACCATAGCTTCTTCTTTGGTGCAGAATACCCCTGCCGTAGTGCAATAGATAGACCTATCCGTAACGAGTTGATTATTGGTATAGCGTTGTGGCATAGTAGCGTTAGTGTATAAAATCCAAGGTGAAAGAGAATCTTTTCTCCATGCTATTTTTATATTAGTCAATACTTTGTCGCTGAAGGGAATTATCATGGCATCAGCAAAGTCCAATTCTTCAAAAGTTGTTCCTTCATCCGTCCTGTGGCATCCTTGATGTGTTCCTGTTTCGCTGATTTCAATAAGACTGAAATCTGAATTTGTGTTTACTTTTACTAATGTTTTCATATTTTTAAATAATTTGAATCCAGCCTGTTGATTTGTAAATATATAGCCCCTCTGTTGCATCTGTGCAGTAGACTATTAATCCCACAGGAGGCGTACCTCCTGCGATAGCTGTACGTTGTGCATTTGTCATCCTAGGAAACAATACACCCTTATCAGTAGCATTAACCTCTAATATAGCACTTGCGTTATTTTCCGTGATACCCGTAGCGTCTATTTTTACGGGGCTTCTAAATATATCTTGTCCCATACCTATATTATATAATTACTTATTAAGCTTACTTTGCAATTATTAGTTACTCCTGTAATATTTTTCAGGTAGTTGGTGGCAAAATTACCTTCTATTGTTCCAGTTGCACCTGAATCAACTACTATTGGGGTTGTATTTGCGTGAGTATTAGTATCAAGATTTGACGAGAATATAACATTATCTAATCTTAATTTACTTCCCGTTAAGTACAACATGATAGGTGGCAATACTGCTACATTGCCAGTTTGCATTCCACTACCATAAAACGTAACATTGCTTATCCTAGAATTACAGTCGGAAGATGCAAGAAGCAATGGCCCTGCTGAATTGGTAGTGTTGGTATATTCCCATATCCCACGACCAACTCCATTTATTTTAGTCTTAGATTTTAAAGATAAATATCCTAAAAAAGCGATGCTTTTGAAGTATTCAAAATTAAGAGTGCCGTTAAATATTATCGGGTATATTAAGTACCCATTTTGCTCAACATACCCAAAATTGAATGTTCCAAACTCCGTTCCAAATATTGTCTGCGTATTTAAAAGTGACAATTTTTTGATATTATAAATATTAGTTGCTGTACTATTCCCAAAAAAAGCGTATATTTTTGTACCTGCATGAGAAACTACTTCAATATCATCTACATTTGTAACTGCACACGTTAATGTGTCACAAAATGATAAACCAGCTAGGTTCGTATAAGTACTAACCGAATAATAGACTTTTTTAATATTAATAGATTTTACTGTTCCGTAAAAAATGGTGAAATAAGTAGACGCAACAGAAGGAGTACCCGAAATGTTGAAAATATTTATGTTATATATACAGTTTGGCAACGAAAGAGGCACACTAAACCCTTTTAACGCACTACCATCACCTGTAAGGCTTACAGTCATTGAATTGCATTGGAAATAACTTTCGTTTGTTGCTCCAAGACTTCTAAACCCGTAATTGTTGTTAAGACTTGCATCAATACCCAATAATATTTGCATATTATCAATAATATACCTGTGACCTGACGATGTATTAGTGTATATGAACCCTCCTTGCGTTGTTTGGGTGTAGTTTGGAACAATAAATGTAAGGTTGTTATTTGTTCCTGAGAATGTGAATAAAGGCCTTGAAGTAGTTGTAGCAGTTACTGCATAAACAATTTTACCTTTGAATAAAAAGGTAACATTGTCCTTGTTTACACTTGTATTAACGGCATGAGTCTCAAATGCAAAATCTCCAACAATTTCAATAGTAATTTGTGCTGTTGAACTTGTCGGAATCAAATCCCAAACTGTTTGAATTAATCTATAAGGCTTATCTTCACGACCTGCTACACCTGTTAAATCATCTCCTAAATTCAAATCTACTCGGTAATAATTAGGTATTGCGTAAGCCACTGACCTCGCATCAATTTGCGTTTGTATAGCACTTGTTACGCCCTTAACATAGCTTAATTCTGTTAAATTTGGATATGTCGCAGTCAGTAAACTTTCTACATTTTTTGTAGCGTCAAAATGTGCAATAGTTAACGCAGTTGCACCACTTACAATAATATCTGTAGTAGTAATATTTTTACCACCTAAATCAACATCATTTAATGCTCCTGTATAAGGAATATAATTAGTTGCATCCACTACAGGAGCAGGTAAGTTTGACCTTGAATCAGAACCATCTCCTTGGAATATAGATATACTAGGTGCTGAACCTCCTCCTGAAACAACTGCATAAATCTTGGTTGCTATCCTTGATGTAACTGAACTTAAAGTCTTTTCAACTGTATTATAACCTATAATGTATTCAGTGCTTCCACTTCCAACTAAGACAGTTGATGGCCCTAAGTCTGCAAGTTTAACGATGTCAACACCTGCACTTGTAACCTCCCACATTTCTGCCCTTACTTGTAAATCTTTAGTTCCTCCTGTTTTACCTAAATGTAAGTGGTTAAGATACTGACCATCAGGAATACTTGTACGGTTTGGGTTGTTAGGCTCTGATATAAATGTAGCCAATAACTGACCATCCGTAACACTTGCAAACGGTAATGAGGTTAATGCTACTTGTGGCGTTGTTGTTTGTTTATAGTAAGTAGCAACGTCTGAAGCGGTATTTGTTAAGTAATAAGTCAAATCTCCCAAAACGGGTATAGGTTGAAAGCTTGCTACACCATTAGCAGAAGTCCAAACTAAAGGAGTATTGGTAGCGTTTTTAGTTATCAAATCCTCTTTTGCATCTAATTGGTCTTGAATACTTGATGTAGCATCATTGTAAGTGTCTTGCAAGTCACTTTGATAGCGTTTGTCAGTAGTTTCAGGAACAATTGAAGTATCAAGTGTTTCAAGACTTGCCGTGTTTGTATTATCGCCTATGTATATCTGACCTTCAGGCATTTCATCGCTTAATCCCGCGCTGTCTATCATTGTAACCAACGTGTCAAAGTTGGCATCCATTTCACTTGTTGTAAGCTTTCTTAATACGTTTCTCCAGAAGGTAATCGCCATTTTAACAGTTTTTTAAAGTTGGTGTAATGCACTTATTTTGTAAAGCGTAATTAATAGAGTAATCGACTTTAATAAGCACATCATTTGCGTTTATCTTATATCTTAATTCACCAAATTCGGCTTTGTATATTGATTGTTTATCACCTTTGATTGACTTGATGTTTACGTCAACATAATTAACGCCTAAAACATTTCTTTGCGATTGTGTTATAATAGTCATTAATCCTTTATCAATAATCTCGTTTACAAATTCCGTTGAGGTATTTCGGGCGTAAAGAATTATTGAGTTATCAAATTGCTTTTCAATAAGCTTGTCGGCTCCAAAACCTTTGGAATTGTCGTTATTATTGCTTTCAGAATTATTGTAATGATAAAGTTCGCAAGCGTATGAATCATCAAAAAAAAAATGTTCAATATCTCCCATTTCATAAATTACGGGGAATGTTTTACCCTCTTTAATTAACACCTCACTAAGTCCAATTGCACGTATATTTATACAGCTATTAGCTTTAATGTTGTCGTTAATAATGTTTACTATCTTATTTACAATACTCATTTTAGCTGTTTATCTAATTCGTATAAAAAAATTTCGGTAAACTCATCGGCTTCTGAATCTGTTAATTGGAAAATGTCGCCAAATCTATCCTCCATAAATTCGCTTTTTTGTGCACCATTCGGAATCTTTGATTTTGCCCCATTTGCCTCTGCTTCAAATCCTAAACAGTAATCGATATTATTAACGCCAAACTTAAATTGAGCTTCCAAGTCGCCTGTAAGCATTAGATTAATATTAGAGTTGCTTCTATTTTCTTTTTTTGCTCTAATTTCTTTATACTTTGGATTATAAGTTCCGAAAGATTGACCTTTACTGTTTTTACCCCCTGCATCATTAAATACCCTTTCTTTTACTTTTACCAACATTGATAGCCCTGCGCTACGTTGCGCCTTGTCTATGTAAGTACCCAAGATTGAACTACCTAACATTTCGCCCATTAGCGTGTTATCTAGTTGCTTGTCTGTCTTGGATGTTACTTTCATTAAGCTACTTTTTTAAGGCGTTCGTATGATTCTATTTCATCACATACTATTTCTTTAGGCATTGCGATAATTAAACAGGTTGGTAATCCGATTACTTTACACCCTCTTTTTCTTGCTCCACAACTGTTAGTTATTCTCATGGTCGTGCAAATGTTTGTTGAAATCTTTCATTGTTTGAAAAGCACCCATTTTTAGGCAATACCATATTTTTAAATGATATATCCATGTACTTGTTGTATTCGTTAATATAGTGGTCGTACATTCCGTTTAGTTCCTCGTTGGTATATTGACTTGTAAATATATTGAACCTCTCGGATAGCTTTGTTTCTTGGACTATTTCGCTTAGTAACAAGTAAGCCCATGCAAGTTTGAATCTGTCAATAATTGGCGCAATAAATTCTTCAAGTGAACACTTTTGATTGAAATCTAGTATTATGCCCCAAGTGTTTGCAACGCTTGTTACATTAGCTTTTACGTTTGGTTGCTTACCTGTATTGATAGCACCAACACAACTAATCGAATAACCATTTACAAATCCTGTGCTTTGCATTGCACAATCATCTTGATAGCTTGCTTGGGTTTGGTTTAATTGAAAATCATTATTATCATAGCATAAAAAATAATTAGGGTATAAATTGCCGTTGTTTTCAATTTCTAAATCCAAATAAACATCGTTGAATCCTTCGGCTAAATCAACGGTAACGGTCTTAATCAATAAACCTTTATTTAAGTCATATATTAAGAACTCGGCATCGGTAACCGTACTATCTGAATAACAACTAAATTGAGTTAATTGAACACGCTCATATCTATCTTGTATGCCATAAATTTTAATACCTACATAGTCATTACTTGCGCTATTCATTGTAAGCGTTTGAGGTTGTAACCCAAATTGTAATTGGTCTTTGACAATAGGCATCAAAGCACGTCTATTCAATCTATCAAGTATGCCCTCGTTTATTAACAAAGTGCATCTTTCTTGAATGTTGTCCCAGGTCGCTGAAAATGTTTTATCCTCGGAATTGCTTATTTTATCCAAAGATTTTAAGCTAACCCCTGCCATTTGATTAATCCAAAAGTTGCTTCTTGGAGTTGTTAATGTGCAAGATTTTAACCCTATATAGTCTTTAAAAATTCTCATAGCCAAAAATAACAAAAGCCGTACATTTCTGTACGGCTTTGTGCCACTTTAGACTAATTTGAACTAACAAACAAATTATTCAGCAGTTGCGGTATAACGAAGTAAGCCATTAGAACCAGCTAAATCATCATAAGTACCATAAGCGTCAGTAGGAACTACATAAACACCTGCATTGATAGACAATCTTAACAAGAAAGTATCGGTACAAGTATCAAATTCAAACTTAGCGTCATACATTAAGTTTGGTATCATTGGGTCAGGGATAGTGAACAATGTTGCAGCGCCAAAAGTGCCTGCATATTTGCCAACATATTTATTCCATGACATAAATTGTGCAGAACCTTCGCCCATCACAATCAATTCATTAGCGCCAACAATAGTATTAACTGCTTTGTCAACGAAGAACTTGTAATCTTGAGAAACGCTTGAGAAATCAACACCGCTATTTTGTAAGCCGTATTTATTCGTACCTAGGTCGAATTTCTCAAAGTTGCCTTTACCAATAATGATAGGAGTTCCGTAAAGTTCATTTTCTGTGAAGTCAGAAAGTAAAGTTTGGAATCCTTCAAAGATTGGCGCACCTGCAACAATCCCCGTAGCACCTACTGAAATAACAGGGATAGAAGTAGTTGTATTAACTCCTGTCGTTGCATTGATACCAAATGAAGTAGATAATTTAGTTACTACTTCGTCATTGATAGACGTACGCATTGCATTCATCGCTGACAAGATGCGTTTACTAACTTCTTTCAAGTTGTAAGGTACAGGCAAACCAGCTACCGCGGTAGAAGCTTCTTCACAGAACACTCTAATCTCATCCATTCCTAGAGAAATGTCATATTGACGATAAATGTCAAGTAAAGTAGTGTCTTCCACATAAGTTTGAGGATCACCAGCTACGCAGTCAGCAGTAGATTTGATAAGGTCTTTTGTTACCCTTGGTAAATATTTAACGCGTACCTCTTTAATCGTACCCGTTTTGTTTCCACCATAAACTGAAAGTATTTCAGCTGATTGGTTTTCAGGTTGAGAAAGTGCAAGTGTTGCACCTACTGGAGTTTGCTTAGTTTGTGGGTCATTAAGACCAGCAACCATTTCCAAACCTGTAAGAATTGCAGGGCATACGCCTGCGACATTGAAATCAATACCTTGTGCCATAATTATAAGCCGTTTGATTGTTTAGCTTTTGCTAAGTTTTGAGCAAAAGTGTTATTCACTTTTTGTGTTGGTTGTGCATTTGCTTGTTGTGTAACTACAGGAGGTACAACGGTTGCAACGTGCAATAGATTCTTTTCGGCAAGGGCTTTTTGAATACCTGTTTTAATGTCCAAATCAGTAACGTCTAAACTTTCGTCTGATAGTCTTTTTAGCTTTAATTCACCATTTTGTAAAACAACTTTAGCGTCTTTAGATCTGAAGAAATCTGATACAGCTTGCTTAGCAAGTGATCCTCGATATTCTGAAGGGATGCTCTCAGTTATTTTATGCTGGTTAATAAAACTTGACATATTCCAATCAATTTCTTTATTAATAGATTGGTTGACTAGGTCAATGTTTGCAGATTTGAAACTTTCAACTTGATTTGATAATTCTGAAATCTTAGACTTGTATTCTAAATCTAATGCTTTCATTTTTTCATCATTGCCACTTGCTTTTGTTTTTGCTTCGATAAGCTTGTTAGCTTCATCCGTTAATTTTGATATTCTTTTAAATGTTTTAGGTTCTGAAGCCCTTAGTTCGTTAATCTGTTCATCGCTTAGTCCAAGCCCCTTGAAAGCCAAAGTCAGTTCTTTGTCTGTCGCATCTGCAAATTCACTGAAGAATTTTGCTTTGATGTCGGGATTGTTTTTTGCTTCGTTGGCAGTTAGTAAACCACTTTCAAAAGTTTTTGCTAATTCCTCATCTATCTCAATAGTTGCGGTTAAGCCTATAAGTTGTTTTAATGATTCATTTGCTGAATCCGTTCCCACTTTCGTAGCTAATGTTGTAATAAGTTCTCCCAATAACATAAGGACAGGTTTTAGTTAGTTTTTTTTGCAATTTATAGCATAAGTAAAAATAAATTTACTAAATTGTGCCACTATGGAAGAATTCAAACTAAATAGGGTTGTTACTCGAATCCCAACGCCAATATTAAAATGGCTAGATTTAAGGACAAAAGGGCAGAATTATAAGCGTTCGCGAGTTTTGAAGGCGATTATAAATGAGCACAAGCTATGCGAAGACTTGACAGGTAAAACAGTTTGGCAAGTAATTAAAGATAATATTGAACTAAGAAAAGAAATATTAAAATTAAAGCGTTATGAGTAAACACCCTTGGAATAGTGAGGATGCAGTTAGTAGCCTAATTGCTGAATTGATTAAAATTAAAACGTGTAAAAATGTATTAGAGATTGGAGTTTTCCAAGGACAAACAGGTTTAGCAATGATTAACGCTTTGCCGAAAAATGGCACTTATACAGCGTTGGATATTACTGAAGAAAACTATACTACTGAATTTAAAACCAAATTAAAGAAACATACTTCATTAGTTGGTAATTCATTAGAGTTGTTACATGAAATACCCAATAGAAGCGTAGACTTAATATTTATTGACAGCGTACACGAATATGCGCACCTTAGTAAAGAGTTCAAAATATGCGAGAATATCATTAAGCAAAATGGATTGATTGTACTACATGATTCTATACTCTTTCCTGGAGTTGCTCAATTTGTGAAGGAGTTAAAAGGCAATAAAGGATTTGAAATCTTGACACTTGAAACTCCAGAGGAGGGCGACCGTACCCCTAGTGGATTAACTATTATTAAATGCTTATATCCGTAATCTTATGTTTGGACTATTATTAATATTCTTGTACTTCGTGCCTTCATTGGTAGCGTACGGCAAACCTCAATTTAATCAAATTGTCGTTTTAAATATTTTTTTAGGATGGACTGGTATCGGGTGGGTAGCTAGTTTATTGTGGGCATTAAGCAATGTAAAAGAATGATTGATTTGACATATGAATTTATTTGCTTAACATTCTCATTTCTTGTAACTATTGCAATACTTGTATTTTTTACCGAAAACGTGGTTAATTTTAGCCATTATTTAATGATTGGTATTTTTTGTTTTTCTTATTTAATTTTTAGAAATACATTAAGCAAAAAAACATTCAATAGTGACTTGCCTGAACGATATAGAAAATAAAATATGAGAAAACAAGCTTTAAAAGATGGTACATTTATCTATACACACGACAAAGGCGAGTATATAAGTGACGTGATTGAGCAAACAGGGTGGTATTACGAACCTAAGACAATAGACTATATTAAGAACCTTAATTTAAAAGACTGTAATATTCTTGATATAGGGGCAAATATTGGCAATCATAGTCATGCCATGCAAAAGTTTAGTGATAATTGTCAGGTTGGGTCATTTGAACCATATCAAAAAAACTTTGATATACTTAAAAGAAATGCTAGATTTTCTTACAACAATTTTGTAACTAATAAAAATGATGAAAAAAATTATAGTATTGCTCCAGTTTGGGGAGGTGCCAATTTAGGCTATATTACATCAAGTAAAGATGGCGAAAAAGTTAATAATACATTTATTGATTACTATGAACTTGATAATATAGGACTAATTAAAATTGACATTGAAGGTCACGAATTAGAAGCTTTAAAAGGGGCGTTTAATACCATTAAAAAAAGTACCCCTTGCATCATTGCTGAACACCATACCAATGAAGAACACATTCAAGTATTGGACTATCTAAAGCAGTTTGGGTATAAGCTTGAAACAATAATTAAAGAAGATAATCTAAACTATGTTTATACGATTTAACTAAAAAAGTATGATAGAATTAATGTCACATGAAACCAAAACTGAACTGTATGAATCATTAGTTACTATTTTAAACAATGAAATTGAAGAATTGAAACATTCAAGTGAAATATTAATCCATGAAAATAAGTTCTTAAAAGATACAATATTAAAACTAATTAAACCTTAATAAATAATCCAAAAGTATGATATACCTAAAATTAATATCTGTTATAATAGTATTTTTACTTGGTGGTTTATTTGGATATAAACAGTCTGAAGGAGGTAATTTAAGTTTAAGGTTGTTTTTTATATTTATATTTTCATGGATTGCACAATGTGTATTTATTTCAGTTGCTTGTATTAGCTTCCTATTTTATTATTTATTAATAGAATTTATAATTAAATAATCCAAAAGTATGATTATGTACAATATAAAGTTTCAATATCCAAGTTTATTGGATATGATAATTGACGAGCAATTAAATTTTAAACCAAAAAGCATGAGTGATAAAGAAAAAATTGAATCGTATGAATTATTAGTTACTAAACTAAATAATGAAATTAAAGATTTGCAATCTAAAAATGAAATATTAATCCATGAAAATAAGTTCTTAAAAGATACAATATTAAAACTAATTAAACCTTAATAAATCTGCTTTAGGTACCATCTTTTCACTTACAGGTAGTATTTGGTGATTACATTGCCAACCTCCCCTGTAAGTGAAAATATTACTTGAATTTGTTCCTGCAATCATTCCACCGCCTTTGTGCAACTTCGTTTTACAAGTATTCCATAATGAAGGCGTTTCTCCCCAATGTTCCACCTCTGTAACGTGAAAATATTTATCAACACGATCCAAA